GCGTGAGATGGAGGCGGCTCGGACCGGAGAGCATATCCCCACCACGATCCATCGTGTCGTCCCAGAGCACGGTCCTGAGATCGCAGAGGTGTGGTGGAAGGAGTTCGGCAGACTGCATCCCGGCTGGCGCTTGATGACCCACCGTGACCCGCTAGATCCAGCAGCATGGCCCATCACGAGTCCCCATTGGGCTCAGGCTGCCAACGGAGCGCAACTGGCAGACCTCGTGAGACTGGAGGCGCTGTTCAAGTGGGGCGGCATCTACGTGGATCAGGACGTGCAGCCGTTCAGATCGTTCACGCCCTTCCTACCCCTTCAGGCATTCGCCGCGTGGGAGGACGATGCCGTCATTCCCAACGCCATCATGGGAGCCAGAGCCGCTCACCCGGCCATCCTTGAATGCCTGCATGAGTGCATCAAGCGGCTCCGTCAGGGTGTGTGGGCGGCTGGTCCCGGCGTGACCACGCGCGTCCTGCAACGCCATCCTGACGTGATGCTGTTCCCTCCGCACATGTTCTACGCCGTTCACTACAAGGATCCTGAGCGGGATGTCAAGATGTTCCAGCCGCCCTCTCCTTGGGAGTACGCACGGCATCACTACTGGGGATCGTGGCTGCCTGAGGAGAGGCGACGCGTCCCGGCCTGATATGCGACACCACCACGACTTGATGACATGGGGGGGAAGCCTCGTGACCCCGAGTACTGGAGGAAGTGGCGTGAATCACATCCAGAGTACCGCGCTCGCGAGAAGGCGCGTATGGCGTCTCGCGAATCTAAGAGTCACGGGGATCGAGCAGCGCAGCGCCAGCGAGCCACAGAGCGTCGACTCCGCAAGAACGGGGACAACGGCTCTACCATCGACCATCCTCTGCTCGATGAGGCCGCAGCCATCGCGAGTCGGCACGTGAAACCTGACAGACGTTCGCTGATCGGGGATACACTCTGGGAGGATGCCGTTTCCGTAGCGGTCGTCGCGTTGGTAGAGGGGCATCCTGCTGTGGACGATGTCGTGCGGGAATTCATCAGGAAGGAGCGCGCATGGAGGATCAAGGCCATGCCTCTACTGCTGGAATGAATCCCTTCGAGCAGATCTACCAGAACAACATCTGGAACGGCGTGGAGTCGCTATCTGGTCCGGGTAGCGGGAGCAACGCCACGAGGCACATGGCCGAGGAGCTCGCGACACTCGTGCGGACGCTGGACGTGAACACGGTGCTGGACGTGGCCTGCGGGGACGGCTACTGGATGCCCGCGCTTCCTGGCTACACCGGCATCGATATCTCGCCTACCGCGATCGAGCGAGCGAAACGAAACGCTCCGAGCCGAAACTACCTCGTGGCCGACTTTCTCACCGAAGACTTCAGCGCCGATCTCATCATCATGCGTGATGTACTGCAACATCTTCCGATCAGCGACGCCGTGCTCATGGTCCGGCGAGCGTGGAAACGTTGTGACTGGCTTCTTGCGAGCACGTACCGGAGCGGCAAGAACACGGGCCTGAATCGTGTCAAGTTGATGCAGGGCAGATCGTACGACAACGACCTCCAGCAGAAGCCATTCTCGCTCGGAGAGCCGGTGGCTTGGATCCCTGACGGCTACGTCTATGAAGGGCACGGCATCCGTGACTCGCGCAAGATGCTCGGGCTATGGTCGACTTCCTAGCCTCTCTGCCTCACTACGCCGACCATCTGCGTCCGATCCACGAGGCGATGGGCGGGAGCTTCTATCACATCCATGAGGACGGACCGCGTCAGAAGTCCGTGGTGGTGGCGAGCTATCACGACGTGCGAATGGCACGACGCCACGGCTACAAGAACATCGCGCTCATGCAGCACGGCGTCGGGCAGGCATACACGGAGCGTCATGCTGGCTACTCTGGTGGGATCGACCACAAGGACGTGAGTCTGTTCCTCTGCCCCAACGAGTACAGCGCGGAGAAGTGGCAGAGCGCCTATCCCAAGGCGCGTGTCGCCGTCATCGGTTCGCCCAGAGTGGAGCATCTCCCGACGCAAGAAGGGGATGAGGTGGCGATGTCGTTCCATTGGCTCTGCTCCCTGTGGCCAGAGACACGACCGGCGTTCTCTCACTACCGCACGCACCTCACCAGACTCAAGCCCTGCATCGGTCACGCCCATCCAAGAGCCAAGCGATGGCTGGAGCCGTGGTACTCGGGGAACGGCATCGAGTACGTGCCCTCATTCGAAGAAGTGTCAAGGCGAGCGGGTGTCTTCATCTGCGACAACAGCAGCGCACTCTACGAGTTCGCCGCCACGGGCAGACCTGTCGTCGTGCTGAACGCCCCGTGGTATCGGAAGCAGATCCAGCATGGTGGGCGGTTCTGGGATTGGGCCAGCGTCGGGGTGCAGGTCGAGCGTCCAGATGACTTGGTCGAGGCTGTACGATTGGCCCAAGCGGATCCCGATGAGATCAGGCAGGAGCGGGAGCGGATCGTGCAGCAGGTCTTCGGGCGCATCATCGGCAGCACCGCAGCGACGGTAGATGAGTTGACGGCATGGGCATCCTGACACCTGACGAGCTCAGAGAGCACGTGGAGACCGCCCTTGATGACGTCGCGTTGCAGCGCATCCTCGACGGTGCTGAGGCTGACATGGCCGTTCACGGCGGCACGCTCACTGCAACGCTCGATGCTCCTGATGACGTGACCGAGGTCTTCTATCCAGCACCGAAGACGCTCTATCTGACGCTCGCATCGCGTGCGGAGGCGATCACATCAGTGACCGTGGACGCTGTAGAGCTCGACGCAGCAGACTACGAGGTCCATAGAGGTAACGAGCTCCATCTGGTGAGTGGTTACTACTGGTACTGGACCGATGACATCGTGGTGGTCTATGAGCCCACGCTCGAGGAGCTCCAGCGGCGACGAATGGCGCTGGTCAATCTGTGTAAGCTCTACATCAACGCTGACCCCGGCACTTCGTTCCAGGGAGCGGCGACGTGGCAGACCACCGTCAGCGACTTCGAGGAACAGAAGCAGCGCGTTCTGTGGGCCTGGAAGCGACCTCCCGTATTCGCCTGACCGTGGGAGAGCTGGAAACCACGGAACCGGGTGGTAGAACCAGAACCATGTGCCAGTACCATGTCGGTGCGGTTCGCTGGTTCTGGTGGTTTCCAGGAGGCCGGTTCGAGTGAGATACCAGACAAGAGTGGCGATACAGGCTGACACCCCGACACGGGACGCTGCCGGGGCCGAGGTGCATGGCTGGAACACCGTGACCGGTCTGGAGTCCATCCCGGCTACGATCATGCCGGTGGTCGACGAAGAGCGACAGGAGCGCGACACCCCAGAGTTGGAGAAGTGGTCGATCATCTTGGGTGGGCATCTGCCGCAGATCGACACGGCGATGGCGATCCTGCATGGGGATCGGCGCTTCGAGATCAACAGAGTGTCCACCACCTACGGGCGTCGCATGACGACGGTGCTGGCACGTCGGGTCACGGTCAACACATGAAGTACTCGATGTCACTGAGCGCCAAGATCGTGAATCTACCGCAGTTCGGTCGGCAGATGGCCGTGCTTGGCGTTCTGCTCAACGGTCAGGTGGCTGAGAAGGCAGTCGAGGAGGGCTGCAAGGTCTTCAAGACGAAGTGGAAGGGCACCGCACCATACTTCGAGGGGCACTACCAGAACGCCATCTTCTACAAGGTCGAACCCAGCAAGGCCACGGGTCCGTTCGGGTGGGTCTACGTGGGCTGGCTGCCGGGAGTGCCGTTCAACGAGCAGCCCTTCCTCTACGCACAGCGTCTTGAGTATGGGCGCTTGGGCATCCCAGCCAATCCCTCTGCGCGGGCGGCGTTCGAGAGTGGCAAGGGCGAAGCCACCAGAGCGATGGCCGTCACCTATGGGAAGGGTCTCCCATGATCCTCCCAGATGCGCTGTATGCCTACCTCTCCACCGAGATGAGCGTAGGAGATCGCGTCTACCCGCGCATCCTGCCGAAGTCGGTGGTCTACCCGTGCATGTCCTACCAGATCATCCCCGCTGTCGGGCCGGTCAAGGTGCATTCTGACGCCCATGATGACGGCCTCGGCTCAGGGCTGTTCATGCGGACGCGTATTCAGCTCGACTGCTGGGCCAAGACCTACCGGGAAGCAGACATCCTCGCGAGGGAGGTGCGGCAACGACTGCATGGATTCAGCGGCCTGATGGGTGACCTCCTCATCGGGAGCATCCACCTCGACATCGACATGGACTCCTATGACGATGAGTACGAGAACTATCGACGCATCCTCGACGGAATGGTTTCATACAACGAGGCCTAACATGGCCATCACCACAGGGAGGAATCCATGTCCACGGCTGTAGCCACCCTCGGCACCACGATCGAACGGGAGACCGTCGCGATCGGACAGATCCAGGACATCAGCGGTCCGGACATCAGCACGGACACGGACGAGATCACGAATCACTCCTCGCCGGGTGGCGTGGAGGAGTTCATCGCCACGATCAAGCGTGTCGGCGAGATCACGTTCCCGCTGGTCTTCAACTCGGCGGACGCGAGCCACGGCAGCACCGCTGGTCTGATCAAGGCGTGGGAAGATCGCAGTCTTGACGAGTACGTCATGACCTATCCCGACGGCAGCATGTGGGAGTTCAGCGCCTACGTCACCGGTCTGTCCATGAGCGCTCCGGTGGATGGCCATCTTTCTGCTGACGTCACCCTCCGCATCGCCCTCGAGCCGAACTTCACTGATGCCGCTTCATAAGGACGAGGTGGCAGAGCCGCAGACCAACGGCTCCGCCGCACCGATGCTGCTGACTCGCGAGCAGATCCTGGCCGTTGACGACCTCCAGACGGAGATCGTCAACGTCCCAGAATGGGGCGGCAGCGTCATGGTGCGCGGGCTCACGGGCAAGGAGCGCGACGCGTTCGAGCGCAGCATGGTCATCCTCAAGACCGGCAAGCAGGAGAAGGATGCGAAGCCCGATGTGGACTTCGTCAACTTTCGTGCGAAGCTCGTGGCGCACACCGTCATCGATGAGAACGGTGAACTCCTGTTCAAGGAGGTCGATGTCACCAAGCTCGGGCAGAAGTCTGGCAAGGCGCTTGATCGGGTGTTCGACGTAGCGCAGCGCCTTTCCGGCATGACCGATGATGACGTCAAGGAGTTGACGGACGGCCTAAAAGACGTCCCGAGCGCCGATTCTGGTTCCGTCTCGCACTAGCATTCGGCATTCCCGTCAGGGAACTACAGGCTCGGATCTCTTCGAGAGAGTTCAGCGAGTGGATCGCCTTCTACAACCTAGAGCCGTTCGGCTACGAGGTCGAGAACTTCCGTGCTGCCCTCGTCACGGCTATGGTCGCCAACACGGCGCGAGATCCGAAGAAGAAGTCCAAGCCATTCCAGCCTGACGACTTCATGCCTCAGGAACCGGAGGGCGTGGTCGAGCTCACCGAGGCAGAAGCCGTTCGACGCCGAGCTAAGATTGACGCCATGATGATGGCCTACGGCGGGAAGAAGTAGATGGCCACCGTCGGTAATCTGCAGATCGGGCTCTCGCTCCTCACGGCTCCTGCGCTGGCGGCGCTCAAGACCTTCGAGAAGTCCGTGGCTGCCTCCGGCGTGCGGATGGCTGCCATCGGTGCTGGCGGCATCGTCGCGACCGCAGCCATCGCTGGCTCCGTGGTCGCCGCTGCTCAGTGGGAGAAGGAGATGAAGGGCGTCGTACGCACCTTCGAAGATCCCACGACCGGCGATGCGC